AGAGCGCTCTTTGCATTGCCTGCTCCCAGCGCACCACCCAGGGATCGAGCGTGTATTTCACAAACTCCAGGCTCTGCTGCTCTATGTTAGAGAAGCTGGACTTTTCAAGGTCGCCGATCATGTGCGGCGGTATCCTGAAAATCCTGGCTATCTCATTAATTTGGAATTTGCGGGTTTCTAAAAACTGGGCCTGCTCCGGCGGCATTCCTATGGGCTGAAACTTCATGCCTTCTTCAAGTACTGCTACCCGGTGGGCATTGCCGCTACCCTGATAGACCGCATTCCAGCTTTCCCTGATCCTGGCCGGATCTTTTACCACCCCGGGATGCTCCAGCACTCCGCCCGGACTGGCCCCGTTGGCGAAGAACTTTGCTCCGTATTCCTCGGTGGCAATCGCCATACCAATTGCGTTTTTGGCCATCGCGATGGGTGAATAACCAATCAAACCGTCGAACCCTAGGCCCGGTATGTGCAGAACATCTTCCGGCCGTAAGATTACATATCCGGTATCCTTACTGTATTCGTAATAAAGCTGCCCGTCAGTTGTCCTGTCCACTGTCACTCGGTCGGGCAGCAGAGGATAAAGAGCCAGTACTTTGCCTCGGCCGTCCCGGATTATTTGGGCGTAGGCATTTCCCCATAATAAAAGATGACTCATCATTGTCTCTCTCAACACAAATGAAGTCATCTCTGGGTTAGGCTCGTCATGGAGCAGGTAATAAAGCTGGTGGCCCAGGTCCTTCTCTTTGCCACTAGCTGTGTATTTATATGTGTGAAGCGGCAGGCTGGCAATAGTCTCAGCTAATATTCTTACACAGGCATACACGGCGGTGGTCTGCATGGCAGTTCTTTCATTGACGGCTTTCCCGCTTGAAGTGCTGCCGAAGAAAAAGCTATAAAAAGTACTTGGAAGGTAGTTGTAAATTGGCTTATCTCTGGACTTAAAAAACCTGTTGAATAATCTCACAAGATCAGCAACCCCCTTTCATCGTAAACAGAATCGCCTCTATTCCCTTGGTTTCGTAGTGCTCTGTCCAGCGCCATTATCGTTGCCACCGCTCCGTCAATCTTCTCAGTAGACTTTTCTTTGTCGGGTTTGATATTACCAGCTGGATCTGTGCGGATAAAAATGTTATCCATCATCCAGCGCAGAACCGGCTGACCCCCATGGGCTAGCTTTTCTTCCAAGGTTAACTTCATCAGTTCCTTGGTAGGAGGGGACATATCCTTGAAGCCCTGGCCAAAGGGTACCACCGTAAATCCAAGCCCTTCCAAGTTCTGAGTCATCTGCACCGCTCCCCAGCGGTCGAAAGCGATTTCCCTGATGTTATATTTGGTACCGAGTTCCTCGATAAAGCTTTCAATGAAACCGTAATGCACCACATTACCTTCCGTGGTTTTCAGGAATCCCTGCTTATGCCAAAGGTCATAGTTCACATGATCGCGCCGCACCCTAAGATCGAGGTTTTCTTCCGGTATCCAGAAGAAGGGAAGAATATGATACTTGTCCTCCTCGACAACCGGGGGGAAGACCAATACGAAAGCTGTGATATCGATAGTGCTGGACAAGTCCAGTCCGCCATAGCAGATACGGCCCTTAAGACTTTCGGGATCAACCTGAAAAGCGCATTTATCCCATTTCTCCATGGGCATCCAGCGAACCGCCTGTTTGACCCATTGGTTTAGTCTAAGCTGCCTGAAGCTGTTTTCCTCGGCGGGATTCTGTCTGGCACTTTCACAGGCAGCTTTAATCTTGTCGATACCAACTGTTATCCCTAACGATGGATTGACTTTTTTCCAGACTTTAGGGTCAGTCCAATCGTCTTCTTCCTCCGCTCCGTAGATTACAGGATAAAACGTCGCATCATGCTTTCGGCCCGTTAGAAGGTCTTTGGCTTTTTGATGCACCTCATAGCAAATACTGTTGACGTTATCGCCCGCAGTGGTAATCAAAAAGTAGAGCGGCTGCATCCTGGCATCGCCCGAGCCTTTGGTCATGACGTCAAACAGCTTCCGGTTCGGCTGGGTATGCAGCTCATCAAACACTACGCCATGGATGTTGAAGCCGTGCTTTGAGTAGGCTTCGGCCGACAGTACCTGATAAAAGCTATTTGTCGGCAGGTAGATGAGCCGCTTGGTGGAGGCCAGCAGCTTAACACGTTTGTTCAGTGCCGGACACATCCGCACCATATCGGCGGCAACCTCAAACACGATGGAAGCTTGCTGGCGGTCGGCGGCGCAGCCGTAAACCTCAGCGCGTTCCTCATTATCACCGCAGGTTAAGAGCAGAGCGATGGCCGCCGCCAGTTCCGATTTGCCCATCTTTTTCGGTATTTCCACATATGCAGTATTGAACTGGCGGTAACCGTTGGGCTTTAAGATGCCGAACAGGTCACGGATAATCTGTTCCTGCCAGTCGATCAGTTCAAAGGGCTGTCCCGCCCAGGAGCCTTTGGTGTGGCACAGGGCTTCGATAAAGGCAACCGCATAGTCGGCAGCATCTTTACTGTATTTTGAATCCGCTGCCATAAAGGAAGTCGGCTTGTATTTCTTGAGTTTTCGTATGCTTGCCGCCTCCTCTCTTTAAGCGGGCAAAAGAAAAGAGCCTCCGAAGAAGCCCTAATTCCCAATTATTTATTGGTGTCAATTATTTCCTCTCTTCATCTTCCCCCGTCAGGATAAAACGGCAATACTCGGGCTTGTGGTCATTAAGGTAAATAACCAGTTCGTGAAAGCCCTTGCTGTATGCTTCCTTTTGAACGCGGGGGAGGTCAAACATGTTCGTGACCCCGCTTTCCCTGATGGCTAAAATCTGCATTCGTATGGTTTCGTTCATCTGGCTTCCTCCATTTCTACAGATTCGGTGGCTGCCCGGCGCAGGATATCCATATCAAAGCCCGCTTCCTTGTAGCCTTCCAAGATGACTGAATAGTAATAGCAACCGGGCTGGCCCAGCGGCCTGCCTTCGTTCATGATATATACCATAGCCTTAATGGTCCTGCCGTTTATCTTCACCGTGACGGTTTCCTTGCGGTATAAAAAAGGCCAGCCTTCATAGCGGTCGAGCGCCGCTTCGTCGGCGGAGGTTATCTCCCAGAGCAGAACTGGAACGCTGCTGCCTTTTTCAGGTTCCACCGTTGCTACCGCACCCGCACGCGAACCCCTGAACAGGAGTCGCCAGTCTTTCATCTCGCCGGAGCCGATAACTCTGGCAGTTGGACATCGGTCAGCCATCTGCGCAAGATTGAGGTTGGAACCATAGGCGATGTACAGTTTGTTATGCTTATCCATTAGAATTAGCCTCCTTTATCGCCGGCTTCGGAGGCGGCTTAAGCCGCCCGAAACCTCCATGCTGCCGAGCCCTCCAGGTGTTTGCAAAGGTGCTCGCGGCAGTTTTTAAACTCCTCGCCGATCAAGCCGATCCGGTTTAAGTAGGTCCGCATGGCGAACTTTTCGTTTTCAACCTGGGGCTTTCTGGCGCTGGCGCTCCTTTGGGTCAAGGCCTGCTGGTTCATGGCCAGGGCTAAGACTATGTAGCTTCTGATTTTGCCCGCGTGCAGTTCGCTGTTAAATCCCCGAAGCTCCACCGTGTGGTTGCCGTGCCAAAAGCTGTGCAGGTTCAAAAAGTGGTAGCGGCTTTCATGGTAGTGGCGGCTGCGGCTTTCGCAGTAGCCTTCGTACCAAAGTTCCTCAAGCTCCCTCATGGTTCTCGGCTTTCTGGCGTTTATCTTTTCCACCAGGGCAGCATCCATCTTTTTGCAGAACCTCATCCGCTCACGCTCAATCTGTAAGGCTTGGTAGAAAAGGTCGTTCTTGCTGGCGATGATGTTAATGAAATTTCTAATGCTCCTTGGCGTATGGTCCGCGCCGTTCAGGTGAATGTGTATCCCGCAGGAGTGGTTGGTAAATGCTCCGGCTTTGCGAAGCTTTCTGACCAGTTCCTGCAGGGTTGCAATGTCCTCGCGGTAGGTTAAAACCGGGCTTACCATTTCAACGCTGTATTCGTGATCGGCGCTAATTTTTCTGCCGTTCACCTTTACTTCCCGGCGAATGCTCCCGTCGCTCATAAACTTCCAGGCCCGTCCGTCCGGGGTGTGTACCTTTTGGGTATCGTAGCTGTCCCCGCAGTTTTCGATCCTCCCGTTTAAAAACTGTGCCGCAATCTCGGCAGCCTGGCTTCTGGTAATCCCGGTAAATTCAATCTCGATTCCGAATTTGCTGTTGAACATACTATCTAGCTCCTTTCAGGTGTGTTTTTTCGGTGTGTACATATATCACTCTGAAAGGGCTATATAGCAAGGGATTTCAGCAAAATAAATGGCTGAAATCCGCATAAATATTCGATTTTTATCCGGGTACTTACCTCCGGTTATTCTTCGATTTTTCTGATTTCATCCTCACCAAATACGACCCCTAGCCTGCTGCCTGAATCCCAGTCAACAAACACGGTGCCGGTATCATCGACTATTGATACACTGCCCCGGTCGCCAGGTTTCAGTTTGGTGTAAGGGTCCTCCATGCGCACAAGTTCCACCTGGGTACCCGGAGGATAATATGACCTGAGTGCCTTTAACATTTCCGGATGAATCTGCTTCATGCTTCCTACACCTCCTCCGAACTGCGCTGGCCGGTTTTGAAAGCGGCGCTGCCGCTTAACCTGGAGAGCAGAACCTTTCGCTCCTCTTTGTACTCCGGCCCTATAAAGCCTAAGCGCAGCAGGAAGCATCGAAAGGCGTACTTTTCATTATCGACAGGCCGCTCGGTAGCAGTTATCCGCTTCTGTTTTTTAGCCATCGCGCAAAGCGCCCCGATGAAGCGGGCATAGGCGTTGACTTCTTCCGCTGTAAGGCTGCCAGAGAACCAGGGGAAACGCAGTCGGTCCTCGGTCTGTTCAATTGACAACCTGTCTGTGCCCAGGGCTTTTTTGATAAGGGTTTCCTTGCTCTTAACCAGCCGCTCCAGATTGGCAATGGCGGCTTCGGTAAAACCTTCTTTGGGCATCTCAATAACCATCTCGTCTGGTGCCTCAAACTGAAGTCCGCGCCGGTCTAGCTCGTATAATAATTGCTCAAGCTCTTCGTCGCTGTTGATTTCGCTGGTGATTAGGGTGCCTTCTTTGTTGACTGTAAACCCGCCTATGATATAAGCAAAGGTCGGTGGGCCTTGGTATTCCGATGCGGCATTCAGGATTTCACTGATGGCCAGAACTAGCTCTTTGCGCCTAGCACCGGTAACGTTAAACTTAAATTCCATGGGATCGACCACCTTTCTGTTTTGGTAGTCATATACATCACTCTGGATCGGTGTAATAGCAAGCCTTTACACCATTTTTTTCATGCTTTCAAAGGGAGTTTTCTGACCGCCGCGCAAAAGGTAAACATCAGCGTCAGAACCTTTTAAATCGATGTACCTGTTCACGATAACATCGCAGAACTTCTCGTCCAGTTCCACGGTGTGGCAAATCCGTCCGGTCTGCTCACAGGCGATCAGGGTGCTGCCCGATCCGCCGAAGGGATCAAGAACAATACAGCCCGTCATGCTGGAATTGAGTATCGGGTACGCGACCAGCGGCACTGGCTTCATCGTAGGATGATCGGTGTTTTTCCTAGGTTTGTCGAACTCCCAGATGGTAGACTGCTTGCGGTCGGAGTACCAGGCGTGTTTGCCGGCTTTTTTCCAGCCAAACAATATCGGCTCATGCTGCCACTGGTAAGGTGAACGTCCCAAGACCAGCGACTGCTTTTTCCATATACACGTTCCTGATAAATAGAATCCCGCATCCTTAAATGCTTTACGGAAATTAAATCCCTCAGTGTCGGCGTGGAATACATAGATACTTGCATCCCTGGCCATGGCCTTTTCGGTCAGGGTGAAAGCTTCCAGCAGGAACTGGTAGAACTTTTCGTCTGCCATGTTGTCATTTTTAATCTTGCCCGCCGTACCCTCATAGTTGACATTATACGGAGGGTCGGTTACTACCAGGTTGGCAAGTCTGCCATCCATAAGTAGGGCATAGGTATCCGCTTGGGTGCTGTCACCGCAGACCAGTCGGTGCTGTCCTAAAAGCCACAGGTCGCCTGGCTTTGTTACAGCGGGCTTGGCCAGTTCGCCTTCTACATCAAAGTCGTCGTCTTTCACATCCTCAAGAGCGCCCAGCAGCTTATTCAGTTCCGCGTCGTTAAAACCGAGGAGGGAGATGTCGAAGTCCGCGCCCTGCAGATCGGCAATCTCTACTGAGAGCATTTCATCATCCCAGCCAGCGTTCAGGGCCAGCCGGTTGTCGGCTATAATGTAGGCTCGCTTCTGAGCTTCGGTCAGGTGTTCCGCGAACACGCAGGGCACTTCACCAATGCCTTCCTCCTTGGCAGCCAGGATGCGTCCATGCCCGGCAATGACATTAAGATCTTTATCAACGATGACCGGGTTGACGAATCCGAACTCCCGGAGTGATGCTCTCAACTGAAGTATCTGTTCCTTGCTGTGAGTGCGAGCATTGCGTGTATATGGTACCAGCCGGTCGATATTTACTTTCTCAAACCGCTCGGTTGTGTTCATCTATTTTTAACGTCCTTTCCTGCCTGACAGCAAAGCTTCCATAATGTCATCCTGCGGATTGCCGACGAAGGCCGTGGTGCAATTCTGTTTTACGATGTCAAAAATCTCATACCAGATGAGGTTTGCCTGTTTCTGAAAAGATTGGCTCATCTGTACAAATGGGCTGGCCATTGCGCCGCCCGTGGTCGGGTGTTTCCCTAAAAGTCCGTAGGTGCTGATGGCTTCCTCACACTGGATGTAGCGAGTGAATGCCTGGGCATAGGCTTCGATAAGGCGCGGGTTGACGAATTTCTCACACCCACGGTCCTTGAGCCATTTCCACGTTT